CGATTCAATCAGTTGGTGAGATTCACGCGTTGATAATCTGGAAAAAGGGAGGCGGGTACGGTGCATTAGGCGCGAACGATAAGCAGGCACATGAGCCTTGTCTATACTGGAATCCAAAAGGCTCAACGCTGAGATGGGTTGGAAACTCCACAGAATGCACTATTTGGGATTTACAGAAAGATGGAAAGAACGAATTTCACCCGACGCAGAAGCCTGTGGCCTTGGCCGAGAAAGCAATCACCAATCATGAGGCGGCATCGGTGGCAGACTTCTTCCTTGGCTCAGGCTCAACCCTAATAGCCTGCGAGAAGACAGGCCGCAAGTGCTATGGCATGGAGTTGGATACCATTTATTGTGATGTAATAGTAAAACGATGGCAGGATTACACAGGGAAGAAGGCGAAGCTGCTGAAATGATGAATCTTGCTGAAAAAGTACAGAAGCACAACGAACAGATGAGTTTGCGAAAGAACTGCCGATATATCGTTGTGCACCGCAAAGACGACTATGTGGTAAAATTCAGACGGAATGGGGACTTTATACCGCTGACTTATTGTTACTCGAAAAAGTACGCTTACGCAGTCGTAGAAACACTATACTGGTTACATGGATACAAAGAGTTGAAGCCTCATCGTGGGGCATTGAAGTACATTAGACGATGGATACCGAGGTTGAGCTATGGATGTTAGATACAAACGATCAACGAAGTTTGAATGCAGGTCATGTCATTATCCCGTTACCGCGGTGAATGGTACTCGGTGTGAATTAGGCAAAGTCTGTTCTCCGTGTTTGGAGGGCACGAGGTCGGCAAAGATGAACTGGGGTGACTGGAAAGCCGGGATGAAACGTGCATTGAAGCGGAAAACGCGGAAACATCAACATTGAGGCCAATTATGGATAAAGTCAAATATTGCCCATTAAAGACACAGCGTATAGTTGAGATGATAAGCCACTTAAGTGGCGACGGTGAATTAGCACAAAAAGCCATGCAATGCGACGGTGATGAATGTGCATGGTGGACTGGTTCATGTTGTGCGGTTTTGGCAATTGCGTCAAACAATACCGAAAAACCATTTGAACAGGATCCGCTTTGAGCAGACCACTGACAACAGCTAAACCAAGACTACTTGACCTATTCTGTGGTGCCGGTGGATGCTCGATGGGCTATCACCGGGCAGGCTTTGAAGTGGTGGGCGTGGATATTGAGCCCCAACCTAATTATCCTTTTGAGTTCTACCAGAAAGATGTTTTCGATGCGATACAAGTTCTTGGTCAACATGTGCAAGTAATTCACGCAAGCCCGCCGTGCCAGGCTCATTCAGCATTAAAAGCATATGCCAATGATCCTATTGACCTGATACCACAAACACGGGAAATGATCATCAAGTCAGGTTTGCCCTATGTAATTGAAAACGTAATAGGGGCACCCCTCTTAAATCCAATAATGCTTTGCGGCACGATGTTTCCCGGGTTAGGAGTAAAACGGCACAGGCTGTTTGAGTCAAATACCCCTCTACGTGTTTCATTTGAATGTGACCATAGCTACGAATCTAATCCACCACGCTACAATACGCTTAGGCACGGCAAATGGTATCAAAGTAGGTTTTGTCCGGTCTATGGTGGCGGTGGTGGTAAGGGGGCGTCAGGCGTGATTGACTGGGGGCCTGCGATGGGTATTGATTGGATGGCAAACCGCAAAGAGATGTCGCAATCGATCCCCCCAGCATACACAGAGTACATTGGAAAGCAGTTGATTAAGACCCTATGAGAAAAGCCCTAACAGCCAATAAAAGAGAGAAACTCTATAAGGCTTGGTGTGCCGATCAAAATGTGTCACACGTATCAAAGGCTTGTGGGGTTTCAGAGGGCACAGTCCGCAAATACCGCAAAGCCGACAACTGGGATACCAGGACCGAAAAGATCCAAGCCAAGGCCCGGGTAAAGCTGGACGATGAACAGGCCGACCATGCCGCCAAGCAGATAGGTATCATACAGAACGTAAAGAACCTCTACCTGTCGAGTTTGCTTGGTACGGTAGAATGCAAGCACTGTGGCAAGAAGACGCCGACACCGAAACCCAAGCCCTTGTATGGCGACATTGACAAGCTGGTTCGGCTGGAAGAGTTCATGCGCGGTATGCCGGATTCCCGGCCGGACCTGGGCCGGACGCTTGAGCAGATGTCAGACGACGACCTGGTCGCGTACTGGGAGCGGTGCAGTGAGGACGTGGCCGGCGAACTCGTGAAGATCAAGGCCATGACCAGATCCAAAATTGTATTGAATGCACTTGATAACGTGATAAAATTAGTCAATGGCTCTTAAACAAGCATCTGACAAGTTCCTCAAACGATTAAAGATCATCAAGGCCCGCAAGTCATTTCTTGATTATTGCCAGTATGTGCAGAGTGATTTTATCCTGGGCCGACCCCAACGAATCCTTGGAAATGAACTGAACCAGTGGATCGAAGCCCCTGAACCGTACAACCTGGCCGTAGTGTTTCCCCCTCGGCATGGAAAGAGCCAGATGTGTTCCCGCCTACTTCCAGGATACCTTATGGGCCGGTCTCCTGATGACCACATACTTGCCGGATCATACGGCAAAGACCTGATTGAATCCATGGCCAGGGACTCACAGCGTTTTATGATGACTTCGGAGTATGCGGACGTTTTTCCGGATTCCCGATTGGTCACCCGGGGCGAACGGCAAAAAGACGATGCTGCCATTAAGCGGAAAGATGAATTTGAGATCGTCGGTCACAAGGGGCATTATAAATGTGCTGGTGTCGGTGGTCAGTTTACCGGGTTCGGTGCCCACTGGGGCCTGATCGACGATCCGATCAAGGGCCGGAAGGAAGCGGAGTCATCCACAATACGAAACACCCTAAAGCAATGGTATACCGCGGACTTCAGGACCAGGCTCATGAAGGGCGGCAAGATCCTGCTGGCGGCCACCAGGTGGCACGCGGATGATTTGACCGGGCACGTCATCAAGACCATGCTAATGGATGAAGAGGCCGACCAGTGGCGTATTGTATGGTTGCCAGCACTGGCCGAGGGCGGTAAACACTTACACCCGGACGACGACAGAGAAATAGGTGACGCCCTGTGGCCTGAGATGTTCGACATCAAGGATCTGAAGAAGATCAAGGCCACCGGGAACGTAAAAATCGGAATTTATGGAGGTAGCTATGATTGGAACGCACTATATCAGGGACGCCCGGAACCTCCAGGCGGTTCAAAAATCAAAAGAGGCAATCTCAAGATTGTTAACCACGTCCCCGAGGGGCTTACCTGGGTTAGGTTCTGGGATCTTGCTGTTACGGAGAAAACGACCGCCGACTATACAGCTTCTGGACAGATGGCAATTGACTCGAACAAGAGGATCTTTGTCAGACGTATAATCCACGTCCAAAAGGAGTGGCCGACCGTTCGGAGAATGTTCAAGCTGATATTGGCGCAAGAGCGGTGCGTTACTGGGGTGGAAGCGGTCGGCACGCAATCCGGATTCATCCAGGACCTGCAGCAAGACCCAGAACTGACGAACGCAGGCCTGTCCCACTTAATCGTTGCACTCGAGCCCTACCATGGATCGCCAGAACAGAAGAAGGACTCTTCCACATCCTGGCCGGTGATGGGGTGGCGGAATACGTTGACGAGTTGGTTGAATTCACCGGGCACGATGACCCTAACGACGATCAGGTCGATTTTACATCAGGTGCATTCAGAATGTTAAATGAGACTTTCGAAGCGGAGTCTGTGGTTTTTGACTAAAAGAGCCGATATCTCTATGGCAGTCAGATTCAGAATAAGATGTTTTCCATGCGGCCGCTTTTATGTTTACAAGAGGGCCGGAAAACGTTGGGAATACGTTTATGGAACTGAATACCGCAAAAAAGCTGAAAACAAATTGGCCGATCTTTGGTCAGACTTCTTAGGTATGGAGATTTAACATGTGGCCATTCAGTCAAATAAAACTGAATCATCAAATTAAGCAGGAAAAACTCCGTAGTACTCTTGCCCATGAAATCAGCCAGAGAACAGTCAACGAACATATCCGGGGCCTGACCGGTGGGTTACATAGTCCGATCATGTCAGAGGGTTTACCCGAGTGGGCAAAGGATAAGGACGAAACAAGCTGGCAGATGATCAACGGCCAGCGGATCCCCCACCGGTACACCGAAGAGGATTTGCGGGATATGCAACGCAAGGCCCTGGAACTCTCCTATCGACCTGGGGCCAGGGCCATCATTGGCACGCTTGAGAATTTCGTGATCGGGCAAGAATCGATAATCCGGTGTGATGATGAGAATCCAGAGGTCCAGGAATATTGGGATGAATGGTTCAGAATCTCTAAATGGGACATGAAGGACAAAGAGAGTTTCCGGCGGTACATCCGGGACGGTGAGGTGTTCAGTCGGTTTTTCAATCCGAAATCAAATAATGCGATACCGCCCAACAAATACAGTCACCTGTACACTCGTTTTGTGGAACCGCTGGAAATATTGAATCATGATGGTGGTCTTAACTCAACCTATGGCATCGAAACGGATCCAGACGACATTGAGACGATTATCTCATTTTTGAGACGGCAAACCAAACAGGATGGCCAACAGGAAGACACACACATAGATCCCAGCGACATGGTGTTCTTCAAGATCGGATCCGACAGCAACATGAAGCGGGGAATTACTCACCTGGTGGGCGCTGCCGAGTACATCGTTAAATACGAGGAATGGCTTGACGATCGGATCAAGCTAAACAAGATCCGCACTTTGTACGGATTATTCGGAAAGGTCGATAACCCGGCCACGGACCTGACCGCATTGAAAGCTAAGATCAATAACGACACCGAGGGAAAGACAGCATCAGGTGAGGGCACACCCAAAAAGGCGTTGCGGAATCCGGCCGTCATGTTGCACCGGGGCATAGAATGGGAATACAAAGACCTAAACATTAAGGCCCAGGACACCAAGGACGATGGCCGGGCCATACAACTGCAGATTGCGGCGGCCGTGCGTCTGGCTGAATACGTGGTACGCGCCGACGCAAGTAACTCAAATTATGCGAGTACCATGGTATCTGAGAGCCCCATGGTAAAGGAATTTGAGGCCCTACGCGACCGACACAATTCCTATACGAACATGATCAGCGGCATGGTACTGGGCTATGGGATCAGAACCGGCCAACTGCCTGCCATGAGTACCAAGACCACCACACCCGAATCGGTAAAGGCAATGAAGGGCCTTATTGACGAATGCCGGAAACGTCTTGATGACTATCGATCTGGCCTATGTGACCAGGTCATTGCAGCCATCTCTGAGAAAACAGAGCCAATCCCCACACAGACCACGGTCACCCGCGAATACCCGCCATTGATCCACAGGGACGTCAAGCATGATACCGAGGCCATCAGTATGCAAATGGAGAGAAAGCTGGTGAGCCGTAGAACTGCGTCGGCAAAGTTGGGGTATGATTTTGAGGATGAAAATGAATTGATCAAAAAAGATGATGATGATCAATTCGACACGGACCAAGAACGCCAAAAGAAGGAGGCCAAGGAATCATGGTAGAGATTAGAATGTGTTGCCCAAGTTGTAATTCAGACTGGCAGATCGGATGGGAATCATTTAATGCGGTAAAGGAATACCTGTTAATCGGGATAGGTAAACTGAAAACCGGCCTTAGAACCTTCCATCAGTGCAAATGTGCCCAATGCCAAAAGGTATTCAACATCAAGGATCTTCACCTATGAAACGACGCACAGTAAACGCCAGTGAGGTAGCCCCTATTGAGCAGGGCCGGTATTGGAGAACGAACGGTCGCAAGGAAAAGGTACATCTCCCATCCCTGGCATTCCGTCAACCTGAGATCCCGCTTGAAATAGGGGATTTCGTGAGCATATACGTCGAAAGCTGCAAGACCCCGTTTGAGGTCGTTGTGGTGAAAACTGAACCTGAAGTAATTGGAATTCTACAAGGATTAACAGATGCTGAACAAAGCTGAAAAGAACAGGTTGGCATACCTGAAGAAAACATGCCTGGATGATGACGCCATGCCCCTGCCTGACGCCGAAATCGACAAATTGACTGAATTGTCTGAATTGTCTGAAAAAGAAGCGGTACCAGGCCCGGCCAAGGCCAAGAAGGAAAAAGAGCCGAAAGGGGATGTTCCGGAGTTTCCCGGTTCAAAGTACATGGGATCGCTTAATGGCGTTCCGCATTACATCCGTGAGTACAAGATTGACGGTTATGCCCGGGGCACCAAGGAAACACGAAGCGAGGCATTCCGCGTTACCAATGGTAAAAAGCAGATCATCGGTAATCGTTTCGGTGATCGCTTGCTGGCCAAACTTAAGAAATAATAGCCGTTATTAGGCCCGAATCGCAATAAGTGTCCTAAAATAGGACACTTATTGCCTATCTTAATACAGAGACAGATATCCCAGATTAATGAGTAAATACGATGAAACATTCCTGAAGGGCATAAGGAATTTTGAGCAATACCGCCTTTTGCAGTATCGACAGATTCTTGAGGCCCTTGACCTCGCGGCCAACCGCCTGACTCAGAAGATTCTGAAGTTTGAGAAAGCCGGTAAGATCCCACCTGGCCGTGAGTTGGCCCTACTTCAGCAGGTCAAGGATGAGATGAACGCGGTACGCCCCAAGATCAGGGCCACCATTCAACGGGGGGTCAAGAACACCATAGACATGTCGTTCAAGAACTCCATACACTCGGCTGAGGCGGCGGGGATTGGCGAGAGGTACAAAGTTCACATCGGCACGAGCTTCACGGCCAAGAGCGGCCAGATAATCCGGTACAACGCAGCCAAGGAAGTATTCGCTGACTCCATGTGGGCGCGAATGAACAAAGACGCGTTTGATGCGGTGATGGCGTGGAATCCCGGTGGCCAGTCATTTTCAGATCGGATATGGAATTTCACATACCAGGCCCGACGTCAAATGATGGTGCAGGTCAAGGCCGCTGTAATAGAGGGCCGGTCGGCGGCAAGGCTGTCAAGGGACCTACGTAAATTCCTCATCGATGATAACTTTCGGATGGGTAAAGCTTTGAAGGATTTCAGGCCGGGATCAGGGGTGTACAAATCAGCTTCAAAGAACGCTCTACGCTTGGCAAGGACAGAATTGACCAGGGCATGGGGAGAAGGGATTCAACGGTACGCGCAGAATAAAACATGGTCTGACGGGGTTGTGTGGCACTTTTCAGATGTATCGAAAAGTAAGCCGTGCTGTGATGTATGCCCTGGACGGGATAATGAATTTTATACACTTGAGGAATTCGAAGCCCTTGAGCCAGGCTATCCAGCCCATCCGCATTGCATGTGTTGGATTATCCCTCATGTTGATCCTGCTGTGGCTGCTCAGTTTTCTGTGTGAGAATAGAGTGTATCTTTCGTTCAAATGACCTAAAAAACAACTTTTGACAGCCTGAGAACGATTTCCAGTATTCATAAGAAGGCTGAGTAATTTTTTCGCAGGTTCGAAACCCTTGTAGAATACCAAGTCGATATTGTATAGATTTACGAATTGCCCATAATTGACATAACCGTAAATCCCATACAGTAAATGGATTTTTCATCCTATCCCCTTCTTAATAGCCTGCTGCTCAGTTTTAAAGTTGAACTATGGTATTTTTACCTTTTACGCATGAATTAAAGCAAACACCAGCGGACAGCGAATTTATATCAGTGGTTTTGTATGCTTTACCATTTGTGATTGAAACAAAATCGCCAGAACTGAGTCTTTCACCCGCAATAACATCTCGTATATGTGTAGTGTCTACATAAGCACACGATGACGCCATGCATCCATCTATATAAGATGAAACCTGTTTCGATGGTGATGAGGCATTGTGGAAGTCTTTGGCCTTTTGGTCTAGGTTCTCTGGTTTCAATGCCTCTTTTATGGCTATCGGAGCAATCCCGAGTAATTGTAGAAATCCTCTTCGTTTCATCCTATCCCCTTCTTAATAGCCTTGATAGCAATATCAGTGTCCATGCCTTTTTCTGACTGATCTTATTTGTCTCAGTCGCATCATATTGAATATCCCAGGTTGCCGGCCTTGCTCCCATCCTTCGAATGTCCTGCTGTTGAATTTATATTTCTTTGCGAATTGCTCAACTGTCAATCCTGTACTCTTCCTGAGTTTAGTTATTGAACTTTTATCCATGTTTGAATTATACGCACCAAATACGCACGTTGTCAATATCTTTATCATATTTTCAGATTATCCCGATTTTAATGTCATGAAGACTGAAAAGTTCATCACATTGACTGAATCGTGTTTCGCTGAATCCAAGTTTGACGAGAACCTGGGTATCATCACCGATGTCTTGATCCTGGGACAAAAGAGTCGTAACAACCGGGAATACATGTCTGAGGCCATGGCCAATGCGGTTCCTTTGTATGAGGGTGCAAAGTGTTTCTTAAACCATATCACGCACGCAGAGGCAATGTCATCTGGCCGGGATGTGGAAAAAATAGCAGGACGATTTGAGGGAGTCACATTTGACGCGGCTCGTATCCAGATCAGGGGAAACATGAAGATACTGGAAAACGATCCCGCCGGTAACAAGCTGAAGGTCATTGCTGAACAGATGCCAGACGTTGCCGGGTTCTCCCATAACGCTCAAGGAAAAATGCGTCATGACAAGGGAACTGATTTTGTGGACGAGATCACGCGCGTGATCAGCGTGGACCTGGTGAGCGATCCCGCCACGACAAACGGAATACACGAAAACGAAGAAATGGAGGTCCTAATGGACTGGTCTAAACTGAACATTGCAGACATGAAAATCAATCGTGCCGACATCTACGAAGCCCTGATTAAAGAGGGTGCAGACGGTCGAAACGACGAAGTAAACAAGCTCAAAGAGGCGAAGGATGCCGCCGAGAAGGTTTCAGATGAACTCACCGTGAAAGAGTCTATCCGCCAGAAAGAAACGGATGTGGCAAAGGCACTGAAAGAGTCGAAACTTCCCGAGAAGGCAATCACCGACGTCTTTACGTCCCAACTCATGGATGCCAAACCGGAAGACATGCAAAAGCTTATCGAGGACCGCAAGGAACTCGTAGCCAATGCCACCGGCGGCGTCAAGGGTATGGGCGAAGGCAAGCAGGATGCTGGCAGCAAGAAAACGGCTAAAGAGATTTCCGAAAGCCTTGACATCTAAGACTTGCCTGAAACTGAAACGTAATTTGTAGGAGGCCATTACAATGGCTAGGAATGAAAAAGAACGGTACTTCAACGGGCCTCAGAGCGTTGTAGAGTGTCCTGTTGAGACCGGTACCATTATTGATAAGGGTGATTTTGTGTGCCTGATTTCTGGGTATGCAATTCCTGCCTCTGATATTTCAGACGCCGGTAACGAGGCCGCAAACCGTGAAGCTGCAGCCGACGCATTTGCTGGAATCGCAATGACATCGACGACCACGGGCAAAACAGATCCCATCATGGTGGATATCAGCGAGCTTGCCCAGTTCAATCTTGACCTGGAATCGGCCGCTGCACACTCCGTTGGTGACCTGTTGGAAATCTACGCCACTACGGCGGCCGTGAGCCGGAATACCCTAGTGGCCGGGACCACAAGCCCCGTTGCAGTGGTCACCAAAGACCAGTCGAGCCAGGCACAGCAAAGGGCGAGATTGTTCCCGCAAAAGATTTTCACTAGCACAGACCCGTAAGTTAATTTAGGCAATAAGTGTCCTAAATCGGACGTTTATTAACTATCTTAACATTAGGAGAAAGTACCCATGTTGCACAAAAATCAAATCATCAAGCTCCTGAAAGAATCGGGCAGTACGGCGAAGGCCTGCCAGGTAATGGAGCATCGTTTTGGCCTTCCCGAAACCGATCCAAAGCGATGGGTCAAAGAAGATTTCAGCCTGAAAGAAATTGCCGAGGCATGCGGCGGCGACACCTCGCAGTCTTCGTACCTTCAGGGCCTACCCGTGTTCAGTGAAGCGGTAACGGCCAGCCAGTTTCAGACCTTGGTCGGTACGCTGGTGTCCAAGATCGTTATGGACGCATACCAGGCAGAGGCCCGGGTTGCGGATCTGCTGTATGACAAGTTCACATCTTCGTTGGAACTCGACAGGATTCCTGGCGGTTACCTGAATGGGACGCTTGAGGATGTGCCCGAGGCCGGAAATTATCCGCATACGGCTGACATCATGGAAAAATACGTCACGATGAGCCACGGAAAACGTGGTTTAATCCTGGATGTAACCGAGGAAGCAATCCGGTTTGATCGTACAGGAATCGTGATGCGTGAAGCGACCAAACTCGGCACGAGAATGGCCCGAGACCGTGAAGTACGGGCAATCAAAACCGTACTGGATATCACCAGTTATAAGGCATGGTATCCGTCTGGCACGAATGCTGATCTGTATCAAAATGCTCAGGGTTCAGGTGATGCCCATGAGTATGACAACCTGGTCACGAACATCCTGGCTAATTACACGGACATCGACGCGGCCCGGCTCGTGCTGAAGTTGATGAAAGACGACAAAGGCGAGCCCATGGTTGTCGATCCCAAGATCCTGCTGGTACCGGAAACGCTGTTTGTTACGGCTACCCGGATCATCAAGAACACGATATTGTCAGGCGCGGCAAACTCGGAAATGAATCCGTTCGCCAACGCTTTCAATATTGTTAGTTCGCCGGATCTTGATGAAGAGGACACGACCGACTGGTTCCTTGGAGATTTCAAGAAACAATTCCTTGAGAAGGTCGTCATTCCTCCACAGGTCGTCAACCGTGGCCGTGATACAGCCGAAGGATTTAACCGTGATATCGTCGCCAGCTACAAGGTGCGGTATGATTCGTTCTTCGGCTCGACCGATTACCGGTTCGTGGCCAAGTCTGACGGATCTGCTTGACATTAGGCATTGACCTGGTTAAAGTAATGACTCAGGGACGGGCGTTTGTCCCGTCCCTTTTTTATTGGAGAACAACATGAAAACGAAAGTATTTTCAATTCTAACAATTGTGATGATTCTCGGAATCATCGGTATTTTTTCGCTCGATCCAGTAGATGCACAGTTTATTTCACGTCTCAAGAATTATTCGCTTGAGGACATGACGATCTTCGGTTCCACCACTGTCGAAGATCTTGATTTTACTGCGACTGATACCGAGCCAGGCACAACCGAAGGCATGGTGTATTGGGATGATTCAGAAAACGGATTGAAACAATACGACGGGTCGTCCTGGGTTGCCCTGGGTGGCGGAACATTTGCCGGGGGTGCGGTCACAGACAACATGACCATGACATCAACCAAGGTCATGAGAAGCACAACCACCACGGACCACACTACCGGGATCAGTGTCTACGACAATGATACAGGCCCTGGATACGTGAACGCATTCGGTGTAACGAACGGAAATACCCCTGCCATCGTGATGGGGTCTGCAAGCGTGACGGCTGCAATCACCTCCAGCGATTGGGCTATCGGTACCACTGGTATTATGACAGGGATCGGTGCTGTAACTACAGATGGACTGGCGACATTGGCCCTTGGAGCAGACGTATCAGGAGCGGCCGTCAATCTGAACGCTTCGAGCAATTTCGCTGTAAATGTTGGGACTGGCACATCGACAGGAACGGTCACAGTTGGAGGTACTGG